CCATCATACTTGTAACCATGGAATGAGAATGCCCAGCCATATGAATTCTTGCCGATGTGATACTTCTCATCGTATCGCTTACAGCATTCGCAAACATTGTCAACAACATAGTAATTAGTGCCCATTATTCAACTCCTTGTTCGTATTTGCCTTTGTTTTTTACACTGCACATTTCTCTGTTCATAACATCTTCAATGAACTTTTGATTGATACGCTTGATATGATACGCAAATCTGCCACCAAAGTAAACACAATACTCTCCCAAATAATTACTTCGCAACACGATAGTGTATGCGCTGGTTATGGCTTGACCACCAAGACCACCAAACCCCAGTGCTGTGGAACTCCAGGTTTGACTGAACATGGCATAGACTTCAATATCACGATCACTATGCTTGCGAGTTTTGGTAACTCTTTTGTTTTCTCCAGTTTTACCGAAATGTTCCCAATCACGGTCCTCGTATTCAATCAGAGGAAACCCCTCGTACATCGCATGAGCAATAGCATTAGATAAATTCTGTACTGCGTATTCCATTATTCAACTCCCACAACTTTGAATTCTTGATTCTCACGTTTGAACTGGTTTGCAGCATGCTGTGCTGCTTCTTCTGTAGTGAAGAAGTAATCCTTCAGCCACATTTCCCAGTCAGACCATTCGATATGCGACTTGAAGAAGCAACCGTTGTAGCAGCGTCTTTGTGGGTCGTCGTTGATCAATTGACCACGACGGATGTATAAAGTATATTTCATCACTTAACTCCAAAATGCTTTTTCAAATCCTCAACACAACGACGGACTTCAAAATCCTCACGGTTGTTGTCGCCCATGTATCGTTTGTTCAATACACCGATACATTCTTGAACAATCAACTCAGCGAACTTTTCCAATCCTGGTGAAATCATTATTTCTATTGGACCACCAACCCATAGTTGGTCTTTAATTGGCTCATATGCAAATCCAGCCTGTAGAGCAAGTTCTTTAATTCGTTCGTTCATTCTTCAACTCCGATAAGTCTGTTCTGTTTCACGAATCCAGAACGCAGCATCTTCGGACTCAGAATCCCAAGAAGAATCTGCATCATACTGACGCAACAATTGCTCCGTTGATTGCAGGTCATCCAAGTAGCCACGACCGAACTGCGCAAGACGACTCTGCACATCTTCGCATGCAAAGTCAGAATCCCAATCGAACTCTGATTGAAATGCATCGCAATAATCGCAAGAACCGAATGCGCCTTGCACCCAGCCACGCTGACCTTGATATTCCACCAAAGCCAGCCATGAGCCTTGCCAGTCACCAAACTCCTGGAATGCGATCACTCGCGCACCAGCAGCAACCAATGAATCTTGATATGACATATTAAGAATATACCCTACCTTGAAAATAAAATAAAGTTAGGCAACCACCTGAATGCGCGGCTCAATCCACTCGTCGTCGAACATGTGCTGACCAGGAAGGGGAGCAACGAAAGTGTCAGACCAGAACCTCTCTTCAATCTTACCCTCCCACACACGCTTGATCTTGTTGGCGCGGAAAGTGCCATCAGGAAGAATGGCAGTCACGAGACCGACATAATAACAATCCGTCGTGCTCGGAAAATCGAGCGACTTCACGACGGAACCTACTTCAACAGTGTTTTCAGTTTTCATATTATCAGTATAGGTTATTTCAGAAATAAAGAAAAGTCTTTTATTTTAATAAGAATCAATGAGTTACAGGCATAAAAAAAGGGTGCCCTTTCGGACACCCTCCCACGATGCGTGTATCGAGAGGAACCCCACCTGCTGAGAACCAGCTGCCTCGACTGTTCCAATCGTCTCTAACGAGACACTTGCCACTTTACGGACTCTAGAAACCGTAACCCACGCACCACATTGTGTAGTCTTATTTATAATGGGAAGTTGATTTTTTCAAAAAATTATTTAAAATTTTGGAATTTTGTTTTGTCAAATTTGAACTCTGTGATCTTTTCGCCAAACTTTCCCTTATCAGCCACTGGACCATCATCCATGATATTGTGTTGGGCTGCAACCTCAACATCATAGAGTTTCATCTTTGACCTATCAATACCAACAACAAATCTTCGGTTGTTGCCTGGATCACCATAACGGTTCTTCAACTGCTTGACCAAAATTTGGTTCATGCGTTCAAGTTCCTCAGTGCTGATCAACGCAAACATAAAGTCAGCCGTAGCAGGTAGACCAAATGACTCGGAGGTATCTTCAAGTCCAACATCAGAGTTTGTAAAGCCAGACCTGTTCGTTTGGGTTGCTGATATAATTGGAACATTAGACTCAACCGCAAGCCCACGCAACTCTTCAGCAATTGCCTTGATGTACATATAACTGTTGACATTGCTGTTTGGCTTGATTCTTGATGAGGCGCAAATGTTCAGATAGTCAATGTAGATAATATCAGGGACAAAGTTTTTCTTGACTTTCAACTCACCAAGCAGGTGGCGAAAGTTTGCCGAGCCAGCACAAGCAGTTGGATACTCTTTGACGATCAACTTACCCTTGGCTTTGTCTCTAATTTTAGTAATCTTGCGGTCATATGAGTCTTTTGGTAAGTCCTTGAGTTCATCAAGGGTGACATCCATAAGGTTGGCATCAATACGTTCAGCAATCTTTTCCTCAGCCATTTCCATGGTGATATACAAAACGTTGTAACCACTGATAAGGTTGTATGCCGCGCAATGACACATAAACAAAGATTTACCAACGCCTGTTCCCGCGAGCGCGATGTTCAAAGTTTTTTTGGGCAAACCGCCATCGGTAATTTTGTTAAAGTATTCGAGGTCAAATGGAATCTTTGACTCACGCTTATGATACAATTCAAAACGTTCATCAGAGTCAAGAAGGAAGTCGTGACCGATGCTACTATCAAATGATACACCAAGCGCATCAGATAAAATTTTTGGAATTGATCCAACTGAAATCTTATCGTCTTTTTTATCAACCAACTTAATGGCTTCCATCAATGCATTGTATAGTGCCTTGTCTTTACAAAACTCTTCAGTGCGGTCAACCAACCAATCGAGTTCACGGTCTTCACTTTCTTTCAGTGTTCCAATCAACTCTTTGGTTAATTTAAACTGCTCTTCATTCAGATCAGTTGAACTTTGAATATCAATCAGCAACGCTTCCTTGGTCGGAAGTTTGTTATATTGTTTTACATACTTATCAATCAATTCAAAAATAACTTTGTGATTGCGGTCACGGAAATAATCGACACGCAAAAACGGTATGACCTTACGGGCATACTCTTCCCTATATATCAGGTTACCAAAAATTATTTCTTCGATGTTGATCATTCAGACTCCACAAATTCTTCGTTGCCTTCGTCATCGGTCATGCCGTAACTGTAATACTTTTTGGCAGCGGCTTCAAGTTGTTCCATAACTTCCTTGGTGAAGAATTTTTCTGGCTCATCATTGATTGCCTTACCGAAAACTTTATCACCATTTGGAAGTTCGTAGCGAGTGCTGACCTTCTTAAACACCCCAGCCTTCTCAGCAAGTTCAAGCAAGCCATAGTATTTGTCAAGACCAGACTTGTATGAAAGTTTCACAACAGCGGAGGCGTTTTCCTTCGACATACGTGACTTATACATCTTGATCTTAATCAAGTTACCAACAACATCAGTGCCATCCTTGTCTTTGCTCTTTGAAAGCATAGCAATGGTTGATGCGGCATACTTCAAACCAGTGCCGCCCGAGATTTCATTTGTCGGAACATAAGCACCAACTGCAGCATAAACGTGATTGGTCAGAAGCATTGGAATTTTAGCCCGAGCAAGTTTTAAAGTCAATACCCTGAATGCAGCCTTGATGACCTGTGCCTTGGTCATATCGCGAGTTTCCTTACCCTCAGAACTATCTTCCATTTCTTTTGTAGTTGACAGCATGCCAAGTGAGTCAAGCACAAACATCATTGGGGGACGTTTATCGGCAGGGCGTGCGATGTAAGCATCAATCAACTTAATGGCATGATGACGAAACTTCTGAATTGTATCAGGCTCGGCATAAATGACACGGTTGACATCAACGCCACGTGACTTCATCATATCACGAGTCACTGCGGCTTCGGTGTCATAATAAACAACGCCAGCGTCAGGGTTGTTGTCAAGAAAGTTCTTGACGATGCCGAGGACGAAAAATGTTTTACCAGTTGATGATTCACCAGCGAATGCGGTGATTTTGTTATTTGGAACACCACCATACAAACTACCACTCAACACTGCGTTGAGCATGTATGATCCAGTGTCAATGAAACCAGAATATTCACCAGCACCCTCGCCATCTGCAACGATGCTTGTATCCTCGTCTTTAATTTGATCTACTAAACTTCTAAAAAAATCGGTCATGGGGTCACCTCTTGATACACTTTCAAGTAATCAATTCTATTGTATTTGGGAAATAAAGTCAACGTCACTCGGACTTTACAATTTGGTCTAACTTCTTAATGAATGCGTCGATTTTCTGTTTTCTATCTGGCCAATAAATGTATTCACGTTTATCAGCGTCCTTTGCTAAATTTTGAAGCAGGGGTATAATCATCTTGTACATTGTCTCAACTTTGCTATCAGCGACTTTCACCGTTTGCTCAACTGCTACTTGTGCTGCTTTTTCTTCACGCTTTTTAAATTCATCCTCGCCAAAAGTGGTGAAACCAAAGTCAAAGTTTTCATCTAGTTCTATTCTAGCCATTGTTGCTCCTATGAGAAAAAGTCCTCAAGTGTTGCTGTTTTTTCAACGTGCCAACCAATGGTGCTGATAATACTTTTGATCGGCTCAATATACGCTTTATCAAATTGAGTTTCGTAGTCAATGAAATTTTCCAACCCAAACTCTTTCGGCAAACCACTAGGACAAGACAGCACAGTTATGTTATATGGGTTTGGTTTCTTCATGTAACAGAATTTGATCTTTTCACCACTTGCTATACCCTGATATTTATTCGTCAGATGTTTTTTCTCAATCAGGTGGTTGAAAAATATCGCACCCTTGACATGAATGGGTGTGCCCTTCTCATATAACAAGTTCTGGTTTTGAGCCCATTTCTCAATATCAGTCACACCTCGCGGGAATGCGACATCCTCAAACTCCATCTTTCTAAACTCACCACGGAAGTTTTCGATAAACCTGTGAAGTGCTGACTCGTTCTCATTCATGATAATCTCAAGTGACTTCTTAATGTTATCACGACATGACGATGGGGTTGAGGAGCGGACAGCCTCAATGCCCATCATCTTGAGTTTTGGCTTATCATACAGCACACCCTCTTGATCCCACACGTTGAGGATGTACATTTTCTTCGCCTTCCAAATACCCTTATTGGCGATAGCCTCACGCTTCATGATCATCTTTTGTTGAGCAGCGTGCATATAGTTCGCAAGTTCTTGATAGACACTGTCAATGTATGGCTCAAGTTTCTTTTGGCAAACCGTATCAATGAACTTGACAATCTTTTTGTCATCAGTTTCATTTGGCATAACTTCTTGAACCAAACGGTCAAGAGTGATGTACACTGAGTCAGTATCAGACGCAATGACATAATCTTTTTCTTTTGTTTTGAACAGTTTGTTGAGGTACTCATTGAGTTTACCCTCAATCCAACGGATGGACAACTGACCAGACATAGTGATTGCCTCCGCATGGTTGATATCATACCAGCGGAAGTATTGATTACCCAACGCACCGTAAGCGGAGTTCAGCTGAATCTTTTTCGCCATTTGCATGTTGTTGAGACGAGCAATTTCTTTCAGCAGTGCAGGGTTTTTGAACTTCTCATATTCTTTCTTGACCTCAATCATTTGCTTCTTGTACACTACACGGTCATTGTACATCTTTTGCATTAGTGCGGGCAAGAACCCCTGACGCTCCTTTGAATACACGCAAAGGTTAGCGGCAATGGCGCAATTCATTTTGTCAAGGTATTCGTGGTAGTCAGTTATTTTGCCATCCAATATTTCCTCAATGGAATGCGACTGCTTGAGTTTAGTCACAAACGTCTCGGGGGAGATATTATACTGCATAATCAAGTGGGGGTAAAGTGAGTTGAGGTCGAATGATACAACCCATTTGCTCAACCCAACCTTTGGGTCTTTGACATAGCCACCAACTAGTGACTTACAGTTTTTGTTTTTATCAAACTGCGGGATGACGATGTTTTTACCACGGAGGTAGTTATGTACAATAACATCCCACTGCTTAACTGAGGCAAGTGTATCTTCATAGTTGACCTTGGCGTCATATGACAGCGCATAGACCAACTCAATGAATTTCATTTTGTCTTCGAGTTTTTCAATCAGTTCAACGTCACGGATGTTATACTCAATATACTTTTGAAAGTTTGAGTTGTACATATCTTGCAAGCCAGTATACTCTGAATAGTCCAGTTTGCGCTCACCAAGTTCAACGTTGGCAATATGATCTAGGCGATATGACTCCTGTTGAGTATAGGTGAATTTTTTGTACAGGTTTTGATAGTCAAGCACGTTGACACCAACTGGACTGTAGGCGATGTTTTCACGCCCACGGATTTGAACTTTGTATTCTTCCAAAATGTTCCAAGGTGACAAACGTTTAGCATCATCATCGCCAAGTACATTTTTGATTCGGTTTACAAGGTACGGAATATCAAAGAACTCAATGTTCCAACCAGTGACTACATCAGGGAGATATTCCTCACTATTCCAAATCTCAAGGAAAACACGGAGCAATGCAGCCTCATCAGTGCACTTGTAGTACTTGATATTGTCTTGATGCTCGGTATAGTCACCGCAACCAAATACAACCTTTTTGCCATCACGTGACATAGTGATGGCTGTGACTTCGTTCAGTGCGGTGTCCACTCGGGGAAAACCGTTATCAATGCTAACCTCAATGTCGATGCTAACTACTGAAATCAGCGAGGGATCATACTTAACCTCTCCATGAAAGGTGTCATAAATGTAGAGGTAGGTGAAATCACTGAGTCCATACAGGC